GTCAATTTTCTACGACTCCAGAAAAACATTCACAAAATTTATGGGAAAGGAAATCTCCATAAATACAAGCTATAGGGCTTATAAATGAAAGTGCATATCTTAGAAGGTGCAGATTGCGACGATTGCGGCGGCGGTGATATTGTTGGCGCTTATGCAAGTAAAGACTTGGCGTTTAAAGCAGCTAGCAATGAGGCTAAGGAAAAAGGATATGATGTCCAGCAGTACGGAATGGAGCATTATTTTAATTTTTATGAATTAGAGGTGGTCGAACAATGGGTGCGCCAAGAAAACCAACAGCACTAAAACAAATACAAGGGACTGACAAGCAGCATCCCGAAAGGCTAAACGAAAACGAGCCTGTACCTGTTCGCGGAATTGGTCCTGCTGGCTCGGTACTCAATAAATATGAGCGTTCTATATGGGATGAGGTTGTGGGTATCTCGTACGCTGGCGTACTGGGTGAGGCTGACCGTATTGCATTAGAAATGATGTGTCGCTTAATAGCTGAGATGCGCCTGAACTTTGAGGAAATGACCGCGGCTAAGATTACACAGCTTTCACAATTGCTAGGCCGATTTGGCATGACCCCAAGTGATCGGACAAAGATTGTTATTCCTAGAGAAGAAGATCAAAATCCGTTTGATGATATGTGACGATGAGAGATGTTTTTGTTGTGCTGGTTTCATGTTGGGTTACTTTATTGTTGATTTTTATAATGCTTTCGCCATTTTTTTATTGGATTGATAATTTTTAAGGGTGTGCAATGTCTACTGAAATTGAAGATATTAAAAAAATGAGTCTTGGCGAGGGTGATATTGTCGTCTGCACCGTTGATTTTAAATTAACTATGGAAGTAAAAGAGCAAATAACAAAATCTCTCAAATCTGTAATCAAAGATAATGTTGTTATGGTTCTTGATTCAGGCATGACTATTGATGTCGTAGCAAAGAAAGATGCTGAGGGTATGTAGTGTCTGATATGTCGATTAATGTTTTTGTAAAAAAGAGATGGTATTTTAATTTGGCTTTTAAGTACCTAGTTTGGCAGGTTAAGCGCAGCAATGTGTCGGTAGATGATACTGCAAAGTTTGTATCTGAAAGGCTTTTTATTTATCAGATTGATAAGGGAGATTCTTAGTTGCAAGACTACGCGCTAACAGCAGATAACTACGCATATGATGTCATTAGTGGGCAGATACCAGTAGCTAAGTACATAAAGCTGGCGGCTCAGCGTCACCTAGACGACAAGAAACAGCAGGATAATGCAGCGTTTAAGTATGAGTTCGACACAAAGAAAGCGGTTAAGGCCTGCCGATTTGTCGAAGCTCAGTATCACACCAAGGGTAAATGGGCGCAAAAGAAAGAGAATCTAATCTTAGAGCCTTGGCAAATCTTCTTTGTATGCAATGTATTTGGCTGGGTGCGCAAGGATAACGGCTACAGAAGATACCGAGAAGTCCTGTTATTGGTGCCTCGCAAGAACGGCAAGTCTGCTTTGGCGGCCGCAATCGGTCTTTATATGCTGGCGGCTGATGGCGAGTATGGTGCAGAGGTTTACACGGGCGCAACTTCTGAGAAACAAGCCAAGGAAGTATTCACGCCTGCACAAGCAATGGCCAGAATGAATCCAGCCCTGACTAGTCACTTTGGTATTGATGTTAACGCATCTAATATTTGTATTCTGCAAAACGGTTCCAAGATGGAACCTATCATTGGTAATCCGCCGGACGGATCAAGCCCGTCATGCGCCATTGCCGATGAAGTGCATGAATTAAAAGACTCTCGACTTATCGACACAATGATCACGGGTATGGGTGCGCGCGAACAGCCTCTCATGCTTTACATCACAACAGCAGGGGATAACCTTTCCGGCCCTTGCTATCAGCTACAGCTAGAAGCTCAGAAAGCCCTGGAGGGTGTTATCGAGAATGATCAGCTCTTTAGTTTAATTTATGGTATAGATCAGGGTGACGACTGGTCTGACTTGGATAATTTAAAAAAGGCCAATCCTAATTTTGGCGTATCGGTATCTGAAGACTTTCTAATATCCCGCCTACAAGATGCAAAGAACAACGCCCGCAAGCAATCCACCTTTATGACCAAGCATTTAAATGTTTGGGTGGGTTCGCGTGAGGCTTATTTCAATGTTGATAAGTGGAATCAGTGTGGTACGAATCTAAACATGGCTGACTACTATGGTCGCCCTGTTTACATTGGAATGGATTTGGCTAGCCGTGTGGATATTGCGGCAATTGAAATACTTATACCTGATGGTGAAGACTATATTAGGTTCGGGAAATACTACTTGCCAGAGGCGGCGGTTGAATCTGGTAATGAAGCTTACACAGGCTGGATGCGTGAAGGATGGTTAACAGTAACGGACGGAGAAATAATAGATTTTAATGTTATCAAAGAAGACATTCTCGAATTAACTTCAATGTTTGAGGTTAAAGAATTGGCTTATGATCCATTCCAAGCAACCATGTTAATCACTGAATTAATGGCGGAAGGTGTCCCAGTTGTGGAGCTTAGACCTACTGTGTTAAACTTTAGCGAACCTATGAAGTCATTAGATGCACTTATTAGGGCTGGGAAAATAAAGCATAACAATGACCCTGTACAAACTTGGATGATTTCTAACGTGGTCGGAAAAGAAGACGCAAAAGAAAATGTTTACCCAAGAAAAGAACGCGCCGAAAATAAAATCGATGGCGTGATTTCTTTACTAATGGCTTTAGGTCGATGCCAGAAGCAACAGGAAACAATGATTGACTTTGATGACTTACTTACGGTGACACTTTAATGGGCATTTTGTCTAGATGGTTTGGCGGCAATGGCGGCGATACTATAAAAACAGGGTATCAAGATTCCAACCCGCCAACCAAAAGCGTTACCTTTGATCAAGCAATGAGCCTTTCGGCTTTTTGGGCCAGTGTTCGACTGCTATCTGAAACAGTGGCGGCCATGCCTTTGAATTGCTACGACAGAGATATTCAAAGCAATGTCAAAAAAATCAATACAGATTACGAGCTTTGGCGTTTACTTAATTACAATCCTAACCGCTATCAAACCCGAACAGAATTTTTTGAGCAGATAATGCTTAACCTCGTTACCCGTGGCAATGCTTACGTTGCTATCGAGAAAACAACACGCGGTCGGATTTATTCGTTGATTCCCCTGCCTAGTGCGCAGGTCGAGACGGTTTTACTTGATGACGGCGCTATAACCTACCAACAGACAACCGCAAACGGTAATGTGAAGGTGTTTGCTGAATCATCTATCTGGCATATTAAGTTGTTCGGCAATGGTATCGAAGGCTTATCTACCCTTGAATATGCGGGCAATGCACTTGGCCAAGCCATGGATTTAAACAACCGTGCAAGTGTTCTAGCGTCTAACGGCGGTAAGACTAACGGGATTTTGACGGTTGACCAAGCGCTTAAGAAAGAACAAAAAGAAGCGATTAAGCAATCATTTGCGGGACTTCAGTCTGGCAATCAAGATCAGTTGTTTGTTTTAGAGGCGGGCTTTGATTACAAACAAACAAGCCTAAGCCCTACAGATATGCAATTACTAGAAAGCCGTAGATTCTCAATTGAAGATATTGCGCGCTTTATGGGCGTGCCTTCTGTTCTGATTAACGACACCAGTGCCACCACTACGTGGGGAAGCGGTATCGAGCAGATCAACCAAGGCTTTTACAAGCTAAACCTAAAGCCTTATCTAGAGCGCATTGAGTCCAGCATTAAGCGCTGGTTAATGCCTCAGTCTGATTGGGAAAAGATCGACATAGAATTTAATTTCGACTCACTATTGCGCGCTGATGCGGCAACTCGCGCAGAGGCTAACAGTAAGCGTATTAACTCAGGTCAAAATACACCTAACGAAGTTCGCGCTGCGGAAGGTTACGAACCAAAAGAGGGTGGCGATAATATTTATCTTAATGGCTCACTGACACCAGCGGGCCAACAAAATAGGCAAACACAGGCTATAGATAATGGAAACTAAAAACCTAGCGCTTGCGAGTGCTGAAATTAAGATGGGCGCAGAGGGCGGACTTAGCTTTAGTGGTTACGCCTCTGTATTTGGCGGACTAGATAGTTACGGCGACACCATAGAAAAGGGCGCGTACAAAAACACGCTTATGGATCGTGATCGACCTGTTCAATTGCGCTGGAATCATTTTGGTCCGGTTATCGGCAAATTCACAGAGATGTATGAAGACGAAAAAGGTCTATTTGTCGAAGGTGAGCTAACCAAGGGCCATAGCCAAGCTGAAGATACGGCTGCATTATTACGCCATGGTGCTATTTCTGGCCTATCAATTGGATATGTGGTCAAAGATTCATCACAAGATGGTGTGGTACGAAAGCTAAAAGAAATTGATTTGCACGAAATATCAGTGGTTGAATCGCCAGCGGACAATAGCGCGCACATCGCAAGCGTTAAGAGCGCTAAGAAATT